GAACCTGCAAATACCTGACCACCAATCAAATTCACTGGCTGTAGGCCGTAAGGGGCCGATACGACAGGATAAGCCATAATTTGCTCCAAAAAAAGTTATTAACCTTTGCCGAACGATGTCGACGATTTCCGCTCCGCAAAGAGAGGCATACGCGAATCGCTTTCTCGCATAAAGCTGTTGTCAATTGCAGTCGTCTGAGCTTGGGTTTGATCTTCGAAATACTTATTCCGTTGATCCACCAGCTCTTTTGGAGTCTTGCAAAGCACCAGCCCACCAATCTCGACATTGTCCTTAAAGCGACTATTCGGATCGATTAGCAGTTGAAACTTAGGTTGTTCGGACACTTTCACAGGCTCCCAACCTTCACGCAACTTCGACGAGAGGTTACGGGGGTCGGCCTTATCCAAGGTCGAAACACGAATCCACCTGTACGCAAAACCCGGCTGTTTATCCGGCTCCGGCAACAACTCCGCAGGTGCCCACTGCTTGGGGCGTTCCTGCTGCGTACGAGCTTCAAGTTCACGAGTAAGTCTATTTTCAGCCATTATCTGTTCTCCAATTTGAGTACTTCACGGGCATATTGCTCCGGAGTTAGTTTAAATTTCTTCGCCAGCGCTGCTTGTGTCTGGGTCAATTTAATGCTCTTCGGAGCCGTGCTCCGCTTAGCTGAAGCAACGACTGTACTCGGTTTACTTTTTTGTTGAGGTCTTGTCTCAACGTCCCTGTTTTCAGGGAATGATTCTGGGAACCGTTTGCGTATCGTTTTGTCGATGCGCTCATAATAATCGTCAGTACCAATATATTCAGGGCCGTACTCACGATAAAGCTTCTTATGCAGTCCCATTGCTGCGTCGGTCATCTCCTCGTCCTTCTGGAACCAATTCGAATTTCGACGTTGCCAATCTGCAAATTTTGGATCAACAGGCTGTGGTTTGTTATCAGCTTGCGATCTTTGTGGCAGTTGTACCTCAGTTTCGTCGTCTTGTAAAGTGGGTTTAAAGTTTCTTGTGCGATCCAACTTTAAAGACGCATTCATTAAGGCTTCTTGCGCTTCTACTAACTTATCAGTATCACCAGAATCATAGGCTTCCCGATAGTTACGTTTAGCAACTTCCACTTCGGTTTCAGCCGCCGCTTTGACCGTTGCAATGTACTCCTGCTCACCAGACGAGAGAGTAGCTTTGAGGCGTTTATTCTCCTCTAGGATGTCTTGTGCTATCCGTAGAGCTTCTTCTTGCTCACGGAACGCAGCTTCCTTCTCCCGACGCTCGTCATGCCAAGCCTTTTTGTACTGCTTAAACTTGACAATTACTTCCTCGGGGTACTCTCCGCCGTCTTCTGGCGCTTCAAGTGAGTTAATTATATCTTTGGGAAGGGGTTCCTTACCACGGTCTTCTTCCGGGGTATCGTCCTCAATTTCGACGGTGAAATCATCTTCCTCGTCGTCTTTCATTGAGACTTTCGCCTCAAGTTCATCAGGGAACTTGTACTCTGCTTTTTCAAATTCAGGCATGTTGCCTCCTTATACTCGTGAAATACCGCGTGGATCATCAACAACGGCTTCGACTGAGTCATCATTAATCAGGCGAAATTCCCGACCATGAATCTTCAAACGTGTACCGCTATTAGGACGAGCGAGGATAAAGTCACCCTCTTTACACCACGGACCAGATTGAAACCTATCGCCTTTGTACGCATCAGGCCCCAACTTCACGACAAAAAAGACCGTACTAAGGACTTCCTCATAGTGCATGGTTGAATCTGCTTTAATAAGCCCGCTCTCGTATTTGTCTTCGATCTCGGGGATTGCTACCAAAATGTGGTACCCAGAAGGTTGTGGCAATTGTGTAGCCCGTTCTTCTGATGTTTCCGGTAAGGTAGATACTTCACCGCTTTCTGTAGCGATGGCTAATTCAGTCATCTTCATGCTCCATTCTTTTTGCAAGGTCTATAAGATAAATCTCTACGGCAGTGAGACCTCGTATTTCACCGCACATAAATTGGTACTCGTCAAAGGTCTTAGCTGATCTGTTAGCTAACGCGTCGGAAAGTTGTGCCCGACGCTCCCTTAATTCTTTAATTGCCGCTTCTATAGCATTCATTTATCTTTACCTTTTTGTGGTGGTTTGGATTGCTGTTGCTGTCTACGGGACTCACGTTGTTGCTGCAAATTTATAGCCGAACGGAAACCTTCGGTCTCTTGCGTACGGTCTAGCTTCATACGGTCAGCTTGTGTCTTAACCGCCATGTTTGCTCCTGCAATTTCTTTCTGTGCATCGATGCGCTCACGCTCGATCTGCAACTGCTGTTCACGCGCCATAGCATCAGCTTGATCTTTAGCAATCTTGCGTTGAACTTCTGCCTGTTTAATCTGCAACTCTTGCATCTGCATTTGAATGATCGGGTCTTGCATCTGCTGTTGCGCCTGTTGCTGCTGTGCTTCAGCCATGTGCTGCTGTACAAGCTGTTGTGTAGCTTGAGCAGCACGTTGAGATACTTCGACTTCGATCTCTTTCGGGATCATTACATCATCGTCTTCTTCATAGTTCGGCAACGTGAGACCCATTCTTCTTCCATTTGCTTACGATACTCAAAGCCTACGTGCTCATTAATATGAGCCATCATCGCTGCTTGCATTGCTTGCGCATTAGGGTTCTGTCCAAGAATCTCTTGAATCTTAGGGTCTTGCATCGCGCCCATGTGAACAGCAATATGCGCTTGATGATCCTGATACAAAAACGCTTTGACAGGTTTACCCATCAAAACATTCTGGTTCTCAGTAACAGGGTCGCGCGGGCGGGTGTCGTCTTCCATTGGAATTAACTTGTTCGCGTTCTTCACACCCAAGACTTCCACCATCTGACGATGTAGCATCGGCATGTCGTAGAGTTGTGGTGCGCTTTGTGCAAGCTGGAACACTGCCTGATACTGCACAACCTTTTGCGACATGGTTGCAGCATTCGGATCACTAACAGGAATTACATCTACATCATCGTAATCACTCTGTTTAGCACGACGTGTACCGTCTACTGGCTCGTAGGCATACTCGTCTGGTGTGAAGTCACGAATAATGTCTTTTAACAGACGGAACTCTTCGTGCATCGAGTAGTGAATACGCGCCTGAATAGCAGACATGATCTTCAGGGTACGCTCTAAAATAGCCAGTGTGGTTCCAACGGGAGATTGCGCGGACATGTCACTGACTTTGAGGTCAGCCGCACTAGCAAACCTACGGCCTTCATCGATGATTTGATTCATCAATCCAGCCAAAACTTGTGATGGTTCTTTGTATGGCAGCAACATGATGTTGTCTTTAACTGCGCCACTTGGTACGTCTACATCACGGAACTCGCCCGGAGCAATCGGTGTATCGTCGCCCTTAATACGCATACCACGGGCTTTCATACCGCCCGGCAAGTTAGAAAGCGTACCTGCATCAACGAGTTGACGAAGAATAGATGTACCTGACTTTGCGTATGCCCCGATCAAATGGATTAAACCAAAGCAATAGAAACCAAAGCCGGGGACATAACCATAATGAACAAAATGCGAACGTTTTTGTTTTAGCTTGTCATCAGGTTTATAGTTGCGACGAATAGCTAAAATTGTTTGTGTGCTCTTCTCAATAGTTACGATGTATGGCAGAGCAATACCTGTCTCTTCACCATCGTCATCTACATCTTCATAGCCGGGCAAGTCCAAGTCAACCTGCATCTCAAGAAGTTTATAGCGGTCATCAGTTGTGGCTCTAAAACCCATCTTCTCCGCAATCTTCTTTTCGATTTCTTCAATCGTATTAACAGGGTCACCCAAGTCAACATCAAGATAAAAGCCAGCAACTTGTAACTTACGCATTTCATTTTCAGTCTTGCGCATTACGTGTGTTACACGTTCACAAGTGCTGAGTGAAGACGCGCCATACGGAACAACTACATCTTCCGCAGGGACGAAGATAGACGTTTGACGCCCAAGAGATGGGTCAAAGTAAACCTTCTTAAACGCATTACCAGAT